TAAAACATTACATACCTATTGTCGTAGATACTTTCCAGAAGAAGTATTTGATCCTAAAGATTGTACAATTGATTTTGCACTACAGACTAAAGTAATTAAGTCTTCAGATAAAAGATTAGCAGATGATAACTTCATGTATAAAGATTGGTCATTAGGAGTTTATAGTAAAGCTAGAAATTTATTAATTGATCCAGAAGAAGCATATAAGATGGAGAGTTATAAAAGAGATTCACTTACAGTATTTAAAAGAAAGATTGATACATACGAACATTATAAGACAGGAGGAGGAGAGAGATCATTTATAGATTTTGATGATATGATTCAAAGAGCAATAACAGAAGTAGATTTCCCACCACTTAAAGTTTTAATCTTAGATGAAGCACAAGATTGTACCCCGTTACAGTGGTCAGTGTTATATAAGATGGCACCTAAAGTAGATAGGATATATCTTGCAGGAGATGATGACCAAGCCATATATAAATGGAATGGAGCAGATCCAAAATATTTTACAAAGTTTTTTCCAGGTCGCAAAGTAAAATTAAGAAAGACTCAAAGGTTTGGAGAGGCAATACATAGGTTCTCTCAAGTAATCAGAAGAGGGATAAGAGATAGTGAAGAAAAAGAATATCAACCAGGAGACTCTAAAGGATCTGTTAAAAGTTATTTATCATTTAAAGAAATTCCTTTCGAAACATTTAAAGAAGATTGGTATATTTTAGGTCGTATCAATGAAACTGTTAATGAACTTAGGATGTTAGCTAAGGATGCAGGTTTATACTACAAAGATAATAAGGGCACTAAATGTTTTGACCAGAAACAATGGGAAGCTATCAAAGCTTGGACAACTCTTAGTAATAATAAAAAAATAGATAAAAGAGCAGCACGTAACATGGTTAAGTATATAAGAGAACTTGAAGACCCTGCATATAGATTAGATAAGTTTTGGAGAAATGAACCAGATCTAAGAGAATATGATTTTCAAACTTTAAAAGAGTGGTGTGGTTTAGCATTAGAAGATACACAAAAAAATAAACCTTGGTATTGGATATTAAGAAGAAATTTTAAACCAAGACAAGTAAGACACTTCATTAGATTATTAAGAAGGTATGGTCAAAAAGAATTAGATAAAGATCCATTAATAACAATAGATACCATACACAGTGTAAAAGGTGGTGAAGCAAATCATGTTGTACTTTATAGTAAGGGTAACTATCCATCTGACTATGAAAATAAAAACAAACAAGAAAAAAGTGATGAACGTAAGGTTTGGTATACCGGTGCAACAAGAGCAAGAAAAACTTTACATTTATTAAGAACAGACTATAAGTTTAACTACCCAATTGGGTCAGACTATTTAATTTATGTACAAGAAAAAAATAAAAAATAAATTGGAGAACTACTTTGGAAGAGCATAAGATAGAACCTTTATTTTCAATACCTTTATATAGTTCAAAGTTAAAACGAGAACTAACACAAAACGAAAATGACTTTATTCTTAATCAGTCTTCTAATGTTGTAAAAAATAGTGGAGGAAATTATAGGTCTTTTGATAATAAAGTTTTAGAAAATAAAACTCTTGAAGAATTAAAACAATTTTTTATAAGGCATATTAATAATTATTTTGATAAAATTATACAAACAAATAATAAAATCACTCCTTACATAACAACGTCTTGGATTAATTATAATACTAAAAACACTCATCATCATGTACATAGCCACCCCAACTCTTTTATATCTGGAGTTTTCTATATTAAAAGCGAAAAAGAAAAAGACTTTATAGAATTTATGGTAAATGATAATACTATTACTTTTTCTGAAATTAAAAATTTTAATGTGTTCAATTCAACACATTGGACAATACCTATAACTAATGGTTTATTATTTTTGTTTCCATCAAATTTAAAACATTGTGTTAAAAATCATGTATATGATTATACAAGAACAAGCTTGTCTTTTAATGTATTTGTAAAAGGAGCAATAGGATCAGATTTAAATCAATTAAGTATAAGTTAGGAATAAATTATGACAAATAAAAAAATGTTTGATGAAACAAAAGATGCAGATGAAAAACAAATCGGTGGGTCTCACTACCAATCATTTATTATTCAACCATGGACTTTTATAAGAAAGAATGGTCTCAATCCTTTTCAAGCAAATGTAATTAAATACGTATGTAGATATTTATTTAAAGGTAAAACAATAGAAGATATAGACAAGATTATTCATTACTGCGAGTTAGAGAAACAACATTTGAAAGATGAAAAAAAAGATAAAGTGTAGTAAGTGTGATAAGGATGCAATCATAATGGAAGAAAAAATTTATTATTGTGCTAATTGCTACATTATAATTAAACGAATAAAAAAGAAGAATACATAATGAACGGACTACAACTTACGCTAACATTTAAGAAATCAATGTGGAACACACCGTCAGAATATAAAGATTTATCTGGTGCAACTGAGATAGCAATTGACTTAGAAACTAGAGACGATGGTATTAATGAAAAGCTTGGAGCTGGTTGGGCTTTAGGTAAAGGAGAGATTGTAGGGTTTGCAGTAGCCGTTGATGGATGGCAAGGATACTTTCCGTTTGGTCATTTAGGTGGTGGTAATATGATACCTGAACAAGTCAAAGCATACATGAAAAAAGTTTGTAGCTTACCTTGTGCAAAAATATTTCATAATGCTCAGTATGATGTAGGATGGTTAGAAGCATCTGGAATCACGGTCAACGGACCAATAGTAGATACAATGATTGCCGCAGCATTAATAGATGAAAATAGATTTAGTTATTCATTGAACGCATTGTCAGTAGATTATCTTGGAGAAATAAAAGCAGAAACAGAATTAAGAGAAGCTGCCGCGGCTCATGGTATAGATCCTAAAGCAGAGATGTGGAAGTTACCTGCAGAGCATGTTGGATATTACGCAGAGCAAGATGCAGTGCTTACATTAAAATTATGGCAGAGATTTAAACAAGAGATAAGAACTCAAAGTCTAGAAACTGTGTGGGATTTAGAACAACAATTAATTCCGGTGTTGATAAAAATGCGTCAACGAGGAGTGAGAGTCCAAGTGGAATTAGCTGAACAACTAAAAAAAGAAATGTTGAGCCAAGAAAAAGTAATACTGGAGGCCATACAAAAAGAATCAGGAATAGAAGTAGACATTTGGGCATCACGCCAGATTGCCAAAGCTTTTGACAAAATGAAACTAGACTATCCAAGAACTGAAAAAACAAAAGAGCCTTCCTTTACACAAAATTGGTTAATAAATAACAAACATAAACTAGCCCAATTGATTGTGCAAGCCAGAGAGGTAAATAAATTTCATAGTACCTTCTTATCATCTATTTTAAGATACCAGGTCAAAGGTAGAATCCATGGAGAGATACAACAACTTAGATCTGATTTAGGAGGAACTGTATCAGGTAGATTATCAATGAGTAACCCAAACCTACAACAAGTACCTGCTAGAAACAAAGATTTAGGTCCTAAGATAAGATCATTATTTATACCAGAAGAGGGGTATCAATGGGGCTCATTTGACTATTCACAACAAGAACCTAGAATGACTGTACACTATGCAGCATCTATTGGAGAAAATGGTTATGCAGGATCTCAAGAATTAGTTGAAGCATATAAAGATAACAGTGCAGACTTTCATCAAACAGTTGCAGATCTTGTAGGAATAGAAAGAACTCAAGCAAAAACTATTGGCCTTGGTATAATGTATGGAATGGGTAAGAATAAATTAGCTTTATCATTAGGAGTTACTAAAGATGAAGCAGATGAATTAATTACAAAATATAATAAGAAGGTGCCATTTATTAGAAAGCTATCTGACAGATGTAAGTTAGCAGCAGATGAGAAGGGTGTTATAAGAACTAAAAAAGGTAGGAAGTGTAGATTTGATAAATGGGAAACAAGAGACTTTGGATTACACCAAGCCGAAACATTTGATAATGCAGTAGCAAAATATGGTAAAGATAATATTAAAAGAGCATTTACATACAAAGCTTTAAATAGATTAATTCAAGGATCCTCAGCTGATCAAACAAAACAATCAATGTTAGATTGTTACAATGCAGGACATCTACCAATGTTACAGATTCATGATGAGCTTTGTTTTAATATAAAAGATGAGGCTCATGCAAAAGATATCAAAAATATTATGGAAGACTCAATTGAATTTAAAGTGCCTTCAGTAGTTGATGTAGGACTTGGAAAGAGTTGGGGAGATGCTAAGTAGAAATTTTCCTCATGATAACAAAGACTTAATTGCTTACGCAGCAGGATTGTTTGATGGTGAAGGTAATATTAATTACGCACAATATAAATGTAATAAACCAAACGGTAAAACTTATTTAAAATGGAATGTTGCAATGGAGATTGCAATGACTGATTTAGATTGTATTAAAAATTTTTATGATATTGTTAAGGTTGGAAGTATTAATTTTAAGGGTATAGGTAAAGGATCATTAGGTAAAGTAGATCAGTGGAGATGGAGATGCTCACATCAAAAAGCATTATATCTTGCAAAATTATTTCTACCATATGCTACTGTAAAAAGAGAAAGACTATTAAAAATTATAAACCACTATGAG